CTTTGAGATTCCAATAACTCAACTGATTCCATGATTGCATTCTTTACAACTTGATTCTTACAAAACTCAAGTGATTTTTCTTTTACAAATTCTAAATCAGGTGATTCACGATGTTGCCAAGCATTTCTTAATGAATCTACAATAGATGTTTTTAATACATCATTATCTACATCATCAATCAAAACCTTTAAGGCTTCCATTGTTGGATTAGTTTTATATTTTTTAAAATATTCTTTTATATTTTTAATTATGAATTTGTTACTATCTGAATCGAAGTAACTTATCTCTATGATATCGAGAATTTGTTTTGTATATTTAACATCAGTAAGTAAAGATGTTAAAATTTTACTTTGAAAGTTTGTTCCGTATTGTGTTAAAGTTTCACTCATTATAACCTATTATTAAGTATCAAGTTTGCCATATAAATCTTGAATTTTTTTATCATAAAATTCACTTCTTTTTTTCTCACGATATCTCTCACGAGCTTTGGCTTTTATTTTATCAGAATTTCTTTTGTAGTGTTCCATTTGCCACTTTCGTTGAGCATCTCGTCTCTCTTTTTCGGTATGATATTTTCTCTTCCTACCCATGTGATTTCTCCGCCATCTGATTTAATCTATTAAATGTTGAATGTAACCAACTATCAAGATTAGGTAAGGCAGTGTATAATTTATCCTCTAAGAACATTCTTTGAAATTTATGTTTAACCAATCTTTGTATTGGAAACTTTACATGGTCTTGGATTTTTAATTTACTACTACCTGATATATTTAACTCATCTAAATCCATTAATTTTTTATTTAAAAATAATGTTTCTCTTTGGTTAATTATATTTTCACATAATTTAAATTGTTTCATTTTAGGTTCAGCACTTTTAAGTAAATCTTCGAGTGTGAACTTGTGTGGTGAACCTAGCCATGGAAACATTTTCAGGAGTGTTTTCAAACCAGCTCCTTTTATACCAGGAATACCATCTGATTTATCACCATCTAATATTCTGTATAATAAAAAGTTTGTTGATGCGATACCATATTCATCTAACACTCGTTCTTCATCATACATCAATTTTTTTGTTGGTGAATAAACACGAATGTTTTTATCTATCAATTGTAAAAAATCTTTATCTGTAGACATGATTGTAGATTTATTATCCTTGAACAAATGTTTTGAACAATAACCAATAACATCATCAGCTTCAATATTATCTTGTGTGATAATTGTTAGTGGTAAACATTCAAGATATTCTATCAATCTATTCAATTGACGAATCATCATTTTATGTTCTTGTTCTCGTGTAAGAGAAACATCTAAATGACGATTCAACCTAACTGACATTTTTCTTCCCGCTTTGTATTCAGGAAAGATTTTTCTACGGCGGTTAGACCCACCCTTACCATCAAACACTATGATAGTTCGAGTAGGTCTTACCATATTTATAGTGTAACCAATTGACCTTAAAAAACCTACTATTCCACCAATGTGAACCCCATCCTCATTGGTAGTAGGTATCGCTGAAAATACCCTAATAAAAGTATTCAGCCCATCAATCAATAAAACCGAGTCGTTTGGTTCTCCACTATCTACTTTACCGCCAGATTTTTTAATCTCTTCAAGTATTGAAAGATATCGTTGTTTAGTCACCGATAACCTCATCTGTGAATTCTACATCATCAATACCAAGTTTCTCTTTGTATTTTAATATAACCTTATCACAAATGATTTCATATACATACTCTCTTAACTCTTCATTTTCGGTAATCAAATCTTCCCAATCTTTTGATAGGAACTTATGGTCTTTACCATTCTGGTCTGTAAGAGTGTACCATGCACCACCTGTCTTTACTAACTTGTGTTCTTTCAACACAGTCAACCATGCACCATAGTTATCAATACCTCTATCGAAGTACATATCATAATCTGCATGTCGTAAAGGTGGGCCTAAACGATTCTTAACAATCTGTGCTCTACATTTCATACCCAATACATTTTTACCTGTATCTTTTATCTGTCCCATGTTCTTTAATCGAATACGAGTAGATGCGTGAAATGGTAATGCCTTTCCACCACTTGTTGTCCAAGGGTCTCCAAACATCACACCTAATTTTTGTCTTAACTGATTAGTAAACACTAATGCAACTTTTTGTCTACCAATCATTTGAGTAATCTTTCTCATTGCCTTTGATATAATGATTGCCTTTGCAGTTGCCCAACCATCTTTATCAAAATCAGCTTCTAACTCTACTTTCGTAGTAGCAGCAGCAAGTGAATCTACAAGAATAGTTACTAACCTATCTTTATCTGATTCTCTTACTTTAGTTACGATTTCTTCAATCGCTTCAAAGATATCTTCTACAGTCTCTAAATGTAGATACAACATCTTACTCATATCAATTCCAATCACATCCATGAACTCTTGAGAAACAGAAGTCTCAGTATCTATGTATACTGCAACTCCACCTTTCTTTTGAGTTTCTGCAAGGATATGAGCACCAAGTAGAGATTTACCACTTGATTCTAAACCATTGATTTCAGTAATTCTACCAACTGCAATACCACCATTAGGTTTATTTGATATTGCCAAATCTAACATAGAACTACCTGTGGATATAAAATCCTTAATATCAGTAGGTGTTGAATCACTTCCGTCAAGAAAGTATGCAACTTTTGTATCTTTGAACTTTTTATTTAAACTATCGGCCAGAGTATCGGCCAACACATCGTTTACTGATGCCATCCTAATCTCCTAAGTTAAAATAGTGTGTAGTTAGGGAATACAATAACACCCATCTCTACTTTTCTTGTATGTTGCCACACACTATCTATTTGTTATTATCTACGAATTGAATAATTCATCAAAGGCATCACCAGTATTACTTACTGATTTTGCACTTGAGATTTCTGAAGCAGAAACACTTTCAGTTTCTTCCTCTTTAGATTCCTCTTCGTTTGGATTTAACCATTCATTCAGAACTTCTGTCAAGTCTTCATAAGATAGTTCTTGATAGATTTCCTTAATGTCTTGTTGAGTTTTAACTCTTTCAAGAACTTCAGGTTCATCTGAAATAGGTGTTTGATTAGGTTTCACACGAATGTTAGTTTTTGGAAAACTAGCACCACTTTCTTCAGCAGTGATAAATTCTACAACTACATCTCTTCCATTTACTGGGTCTGTGATATCACCATAGTCTGGGTCTGCGATAATTGATAATAGTTCTTGATAAACTGTTTTACCAAAGCCCCAAAACTTAACACCTTGAGATTCTTCTCCTCTAACTACTACTGGAGCAAAAGTTCTCATTTTTGCCTCAAGTTTTCTTGACAACTGATAGTCTTCTTTACTACCTGAACCTTTTAGTTTTTGAGCAAACTCTTCAATAGGGTCTGGTCTACCAAAAGATATTGGTGATAAATAAGAACGGTTGTTCAAATTGTAGTGAAAGAATAATTCAATAAAAGGATTATCTTTATTGAAAGCGTAAGGAACGATTCGAATCTGAGTTTTACCTGGTTGTGGTTTCCAAAGACTGGAAGTACGATTGTTTGTGGTCTGTAACTGATTTAATCGTTTTTTAATTGCATTTAAGTCCATTACTTAACTCCTTATTTGTTTATGTTTATTTGTCATTTATTATTGGTATCATTTCTCGATACAGTAATAAGTATAACCTTTGTTAGTAAAAATGTAATCTTTTTTCATTATTTCAAAAATAAAAAATGGCCATCTTGTTTTTAAGTTTGTAAGTATAGTGGAAACTAAAAATCGTGTGGCCATTTTTTAAATATTTAAATTGGAAATCTTGGGGATGTGAGATTAACGATTACTCACAACTTGAAGCTCTGATTTTTTCTACCTTATACCTAACATCTTTCAGTTACGAAAGTGATTCTCAGAATGGTTAGTTCCATTGAATCGAGTACAACCTCTATGCCATTACTTTAACTCTCAGAGTTTAGTTTATTCAGTCATAAAGTGGGATTTCAGTATTACCCTTACCCACAATAAGGTCAATAGAATCGTTCTATTGTTTTTTCTTCAAGTACATTAGATGATTGATGTCTCAACTACTAAAATGATTTACACCTTTGTAGGTTCACCACGAACTCATCTCAGATTACCTTATGGGCTTCTAAAGGATACCCATTATTCGGTCAATCCCATACAGAGTTAATTACTCTCTGTACTTTCCGATTTCTCAATTTTCAAAAAACTTTGTATCTCATTTTAGATACATTAATATATATGTATATAAATTCCCAAAATGTATTTTTTTTTAAAAAAAATGAAAAAAAATATATTTATAGATGATTAACCGATTATGTTGTTAATCTTAACGCGTTGTCTCAGGAGTGTATTATGAAAACAATACTGACTGGAATACTTTCTCTTTTAATTTTCTTTGGTTCAGTTCCAACTGCACAGGCATCAGAGATGAATATGGCTGGTATGGAAGAAATCAAAAAGAAGAAAAAAGGAAAGAAAAAGAAACTTTCCCAAAAAGGTAAAAAGAAGAAAAAAGGTTTCTTCTCAAAGGTCTTTGGAAGTAAGTAAAAACTAAAAGGGAAGTATTATGCTTCCCTTTTTTTTATTTTTTTCTTGAGATAATTAAGGTATGAATCTACCTTTTTTAATTCTTGTGGATTTGTTATGGTGTTTCTTTTATTATATAATTTACCATAAGCTTTCTTTAAATCTATTAGAGCGATTCCTTTCATTGATTTTCTATAATACAAATGTTCTAACGCCTCATCTTCAGCTTCTGCTCCTCGAACACCTGCAACAGGTGTGATTTGTTCTACCTCATAGTAAACATCTACTACATCTTCAATCTCTTCCCAAACAGCCTCTTCCCACAATCTATCTAAATCTAAATCTACATCTAAAGTATCTTGTGAATATAATGTTGTTAGTAAACTAAGGTATATCAATCTCAATGGTAGTTCCTCTTTGGTCAAAATCAGTACCAACTATTATTGCGTATTCACCAGCACCAATTCTATCCGTCCATTCTGTACGATATAGTTTCCATACATAAGTTTCTATTCGTTCTCTACCATCACCATATGGACTTAGTGATATTGGTTGTTTATGTACAATAACACCATACTTATCAACCATATATAATTTAGTTTTCATTCTATCAACTAAATATCTTACCTTTACTACATCTCCACCTTTATCTTCATCTAACCAAGCCTGTAGTGGAAACTCATAGAAGTTTTCTAATGTTGGTTTTGAATCTTCATAAACAACTTTAGGTTGAAAAAGAATAAACCCCACCACAACTATGATAGCTGTGATGAGGCCCAATTCTACTTTATTTTCCAAGTTACTCATTTGTATAGAGAACAGGTGTTTCAGCCAACTCAAATGTTAAAGAGTCATAAGTGTAATACCATACTTCATCATTTCTTCTTTGATGAAATAACGCAGGTTCACCCACGGCATCCACACTAAACTGCCAT